CGAAGATCTGAAGCGTCCGCCCAACGGTCCCCACAAGGGCGCTGATCGTCGTCATGATGGCCTGTTGTTGACTCAGCGCCCCTTGGGACCGCACCTTGAACTCGGCATCCGTCTCGCCGGCTCGCTGCACTGGGGCGCCGCCGAACGCCGCCGTTACCGCGTCTCCGATCAAGCCTTGCAGGCTCTTGCTCAGGTTCTGCGCGAAGAGGGACGAGGCTGCGTCCGCGAAGCCTCTCGCCCCGTCGATCATCCCGGCCGTGAAGACGTCGGCCATCTGAGAGGAGAAGTCGGCAATCGCCGAGTGGAATACATCCTCGACTGTTTTCTTCCACTCTTCGGCGGACTCCTTCGCGGCTGCGGTCACCGCCTTAGAGCCTTCGTCGAGGATCTTCTCGACTTCGATCCCAGTCGTCCGTAGCCACTCGAGCCACTGCGTCATCTCCAGCGACTGGAGCCCCTGGACCGAGGTGGCCCCGGCGGCGATGGCCGGGATCCGCTGCTGACCCGGGCCGGCGTACTTGAAGACCTCCTCGTAGATCTTCTTCAGCGCGTCGGCGTTCCGCTTCGCCTCCGCCTCGGCCTTCCGGTTGGCTTCCTGCTGCTTCCGGAGCCGATCGGTGTAGTACGCCTCCATCAGCTTCGAGCCGTAGTCGATGACCTCGCCGTCCTGTGTCACGGCACGCTGCCGCGCCGCCGCCTCGCGAGAGGCGATCTGCCCAGCCATCGCCTGCGTCTTCGCAGTGAATCCGTACTTCGGATCTTCGAGGACTTGCGAGAGACTCTTGACGTTCTTCTCGTAGCCGAGGACTGACGCGGCTAGATCGTCCCAACTCTTTGTCCAGTTCGGCAGGTACTTGGTGAACTGCTCGTTGAGCTTCTCGCCGATCTGCCAGCCGAGCTTGAAGGCCTCGTACATGAGGAAGGCCGCGGATGCGACCTTGCCGATCGGACCGGCGAGCGAGTCGATCAGCCCGTGGAGCGAGGTGAAGCCCTGCGTCGCCGCTCGGACTTCTCGGAGCTGCTCGTTGTACTCCCGCTGGTTCTTGATCGCCGTCGCATACGCCTTGTTGGCCTCGGTCAGCCACTTTCGCTCCGCCTCGGTCAGCTGATCGACGTTCCGGTTGATGTCCTTCAGCTGGACGCCGATCGAGGCGAGCTGCTGGGTCGAGATGCGGCCGGTCTCGTGGAACTGAACGCCGACCTTGAGCATCTGCCGGGCGAGGACCTCGACCTGCCCGCTCGCATCGCGCGCGGCCTTCGACGCCGTCTCCCCGAAGCGCTGAAGCGACTGCTCGGCCTCGCCGCTGTCGAGTTGGACCCTTAGAGTGACATCCCGATCGAGATCACCCATCAGTTCACCCGCGCCTCGTCATCGTCCTGGCGCCGCTGCCGCGCCTCGATGTCGCGCCGCTTCGCGTCGTCGGCCAACGTCAGCATCTCGAGCCTCTGGATCCGGACCAGCAGCGGCGCGTTGAGCGCGAACCCGTACGCCTCGGCCACGACCCGCACGTCGGAGTACCGCAGCCCGGTGCGTCCGCCGCCGCCAAGCCCTCCGCCGAACCAGTTCCAGCAGGACGCCGATGCCCGGAAGACGAACCACGCGACCTGGTCCGCCCTTGACAGGCGCGGCGCCGGAGGTTCGGTGCAGCCGCCGGGAAGGCGGCACCGCTCCTCGCCGTAGAGGTTGAACCCCATCTCGCGGCACGCCGCACAGGTCCGGCCCCGCTCGCCGTACGTCAGCTCGAAATGGCGGTCGAGGTCCCCGGCTCCAAAGGGCGTGAGAAGGTCTCCCGATCCATCAGACGGGCGATGACGTAGTTTGCCCACGCCTCTGTCGTCTGCTCGTCCTCCCCGGGCTTCCGGTACGTGCAGTTGTAGACGGGCCGGAAGAACGGCATCAGCGCCGACGGCTCGATCGGCGCCTTGAATACCACCTTCGCGCCCGAGCGGTCGACGAGTCCGAAGACCTCCTTCGTGTGCTGCGCTAGGAATTCGACCGCCGCCTGAAACTTGACGGTCGTGGTCGCGTTCTCGGTCAGCTTCTCCGTGTGGGCCAGCGTGTCCAACACGTCCGGCTCGATGACGACGAAGCAGAGGTCCGCATCGTTGGGATGACGGATCTCCGCCGTCATGGGCTCCAACTCGTACAGCTTCATAGCTCGGCGTCCTCCTCTTTCGGCTCCGGTTCCGGCTCGGGCTCGGGTGCCGGAGGCGCATCGGGTTCCGTGATCGGCTCTTGCTTGTCCCTGTCCATGCCTTCCTTCCTTTCTACGTGTAGTCCGCCGTGACGCCGTTGAGGAGCTCGACGTACATCTCCGCCGCCGGGTACTCCGTCCAGGTCGTCGTGTCGAAGCCGAGCAGGGTGTGGGCCGAGTTGGCCGTGGCCGTCTGCCACTGCACCGAGGAGGACGACGTGGCGTCGAGCGACGCGATCTCGAGGTGATTGCCGACGTTACGGGCGATTCCCGCGACGTTGAACGTCCCGTCCGCGTTCAGCGCTGTCACGATTTCGTCCACCGTCGTCGTCGCGTCCTCCGCGAGCGTGACGTCGATGGTCGAGCCGCCCTGGAACTTGACCGAGACGACCTTGTTCGTCGGACCGACGTTGTACGGACCGACGACCGAGCCGATCGCGTGCGCGGGGTAGACCGCCGTGGCGACCTCCGCGTACCACGTCTGCGTCTGGTCGGGGATCACATCGCCGCCAGCCGCCGGGGCGACCCGGTCGAGCAGGATCCGCGGGAAGATGAATCGCAGGATGCCGGTCGGCGCCCCAGTGATTGGCCTGTTCGCGTAGATGCAGACCAGCGAGGTCGGCGTCTCGTTCTTCGCCTGGAGGTAGAAGGCGTCGCCGTCCTCGGTCGTGAAGATCTTGCCGAGCGTGCCGCGGACCTCAGGCGGGCCGATGGAGTACGCCGCGAGCTCGCCGCCGAAGAAGACGCCTTCCTTGCCGGTGACGTGGCGGTCGAGCGTGAAGTCGAATGCCGCCGCGTTCGCCAGCACGACGCCGTCGTGGATCAGCTGGCCGTTGTAGTAGCTGTTGACCGACTTCGTCGTCAGATCCGAGAGCGTCGTCGAGCCGATGTCGGTCGTCTCCTCCTTGCCCTTGCCGAGCCGAGTGACGCCGTACTGCTGCTGGCCACGCGCCGCCTGGGCGAACCGAAGCATCGTAGCGATGACCGCCGGGTAGCGGTGGACGATCGCCGGCGACTGGAGGAATTCCTTGCGGATACCGTGCGGCAGCGGGTTGCCGAGCGCGGACCAGCGGTGAAACCCGCCAGTCCGGGCGTAGCCGGTCGAGCCCAGGCAGTCCATCAGGTCGTACCCGACCGCCCAGTAGTCGAGCGACGTCTGGATCTCGCCCGAGCAGGTGATCGGCTCGAGGTATGAACCCTTCGCCGAGATGACCCCGTCGTAGAAGTTCCCGACGGCTCGCGGCTGTCGCAGCTGGAAGCCATCCGTCAGAAACGGGATCAGGTAAGCGGTCGGCGCGGCGGGGTCCGTCCCCCACGACGCCTCCCTGTAGCGCGAAATGCGGGAAAGCGGTCCCTGTCGTGGATCCATCTGTTAGCCCTCCTCCTTCACACGACGAGCGCGTTCAACAAACATGGCAAGACATAGGTCTGCCTGATCTTCAATCCCATGCTGGCGACGGTTGAGTACTCCTCCACGGGCTCGTCGCGGCGCAGGCGGAGGCACTGGTTGTCGTCCACCTGCGACGGCGGCGTGTAGCCGTTGATCGCCGCCTTGACTTTCGCCGCAAGCGTCTGGATCGCGCGCCGGTCTACGTCCTGCACCTTCCCGGATGCCGAATAGATGAGGATCTGGATCGCCCATTCCTCATCCTGCCGCAGATACCCGTTGCCGCTGCGGCCCGAGTCGCGGGCCGTCGAGCCGCGGTTGACGGTGAAGATGGAGTTGATACCCTTTGAGAACTCGTCGGCCTTCTTCTCCGACAGCGCTGACTTCACTGTCCTGGAGTCAGTCGTCGTGATCTGCGAGATGAGCCTCGCGATCACCTCCGCCTCGACCGCGCCCCAGTCCGTCGTCGCCATTCACGGCTCGCCGACGAGAAAGTCCGCGACTTCCTCGGCGATCTCGTCAACGTCGTCCGGCGAGATCCCGATGAACGGCCGCGGCGGATTGCCCTTGCGCCGGCCCGCCTTCTTGCCATCCAGCCACATCGCGCCGGAATTCCATAGCTCCGAGCCGAAGTGCTGGTAGGCGTTGTACGCGCTCGATGCCGCGCCGGCACCGACTAGGACGGAACGGCCCGTCTCCACCTCGAAGGTAATCCCGTTGTAGAGGATCCCGGTGTCGCGCAGAATGGTTCCACCGCGTTCCGTCGGCGTGTAGGCTTCTCCCTCGGGCGACGCCTGTCGGTCGATGTTTCGCCGACAAGCCCGGGCCCCGAGCGTGCCGATCAACTGCAACACGCCCGGATCGGCCAGCCGTTCGCCCAGTGGCGCGAGCGCCTCGGCAAGCTGCTCTCCACCGAAAAATCCCGACGGCATGTCAGAGATCCCTCAACGTCGAACGGTTGAGCTGCTGCGGGTAGCCGTCGAAGTCCAAGTTCGCAAAGGCGCCCGTGGATCCAGACGAGCTCGACGGCAACGTGAACCCCCCCGTGGCGACAGCCTCGAGGATCTTCATCGCGTCTTCGTAAAGCCGCCGATCGGTGTCCGATGGCGTGCCGCGGCGAGCCTTCAGCTTGTAGTTCGCGATGTCCAAGAGAAAGGAGTTGAGTAGCGACGAGTCCGCGTTGGAGAGCGGCACCGTGTAGCCGCCGCGGCGCGCGTACCCGTTCGCCAGATCCTTCACCACGTCCAGAATCCAGTCTTCGACATCCGAGTCCGTCACGCCATCCGGCGGCACGGTGTCGTCGGTCAGCTCGATGTAGAGCGTCGCGCCGCCGACCCGCGCCTGAAGTTCTTCGGTCGTGATGTATGGCTCGGCCACAGATTAGTCCTTCATCGGCTGGATGATGAGATTCGGATCGGCGAGAGCCTCCTGGACATCTCCGTGTGTCCAGCCGAGCTCTTCTGCCGTGAAGATTCGCTGGCCGTCGCGCGTGAACGCACGGCCCTTGAATTCGTAGGTCTGCCGGTTGCCGCCAGGTGTGATGCGGACACGAGGAGCGCCGCCAGGGAGACGAACGTCCGGCGGCGCCTCGGTTGTCTTGGAAACAGCTTTCGACGGTTTCTCGATTGGATGCGAAACGGGTACCGGGACCGCCTTTTTCCTGGCGGCCCCAGCAGCCTTTGAACGAGAGCGAGTCTTGGGAGTCACCGAACTACGTCACGGCCGCGCCGAATGCGCACTGCCAAGCAGCGTACCCAGCGTTGCTGCGCAGATCGACGCCCCAGCGAAGCTCGTTCAGCATGAACAGGTTGTCGTCGCGCATGTCCACCTTCGGCACGATGCGCGCCGGCTGGCGCTCTTGGTAGACGAGCGCCGGCATGAGCTGAGTCGTCGCGAACAGATACCAGTTGTTCGCGTCGGTCAGCCACGGGTTGACGAGCAGATCCGCCGAGCCGCGCCAGACGTTCGTCACCCCGGAGGCGTCCGCCGTGCCGGCGACGACGATGTCCGCGTTGAGGATCGACCGGGCCATGCCCTCGAGCGCCGGCGGGACCATGAGCAGGTTCGGGATGATCCCCAGCGGTTCGCCCGAGTCGTTGGTGAACGCGCCCATCGCGGCACGCGCGGCGGCGTAAGAGGTCGCCGAGAGCGCGGTCGTACCCGTGTTGCTGCCGACCGTGCTGCCCATCGGATGGTCCGTGTCGAAGAAGTACTGCCCGTCGTAGCAGTTCGTTGCGAACCCGGCCTGAATCAGCGTCGTGATGAGCTTGTCCGGGAAGACGCCGGCCGCGCGCCCGAGCTTCTCGGCTCTCGGGTAGAGCGCCGCGACGTCGGAGTCCGCGACCTTGTCGGCGTTGATCGACAGCGTGCCCTCGAAGTGCTTGTTGGTGATCGTGAAATCCTGAGTCTTGAGCTGCTTGATCTGGCGAGCTCCGATCCACTCCTCGATCGACGGCCACATGTTGTCGAAGGGGTAGATCTCGAACGCCTTCGACGATGGAATGATCTCCGCGACGCGCGGGTAGAACGATTGGGCCGCGTCGAGTCCGGCTGCGAATCGACCGTTGACGCCACCTGAGATCTGGGCAACGACGGCCGGTGAAATCGTGGGCATTGCTCTCTCTCCTTCCTTTCCTATCTGTTAGGCCAGTGCGTTGTCCTGAATGAGCACGAGCGGAAGACCCGCATCGGTGAAACCATGGACGATCCCGGCAACAACCGAATCGGTCGAGGTCGCGCGGACGGTTTCGTCATCCTCGACATAGCAAGGGGCGCCGATCAACGCCGCCGTGACCTCGTCGCCGACCTTGTTCTTCATCGCGAAGACGCCGCAGCGCACCACGATGCTCCGCGCTCCGTCCGCGCCGCCCGTGTTGTCCACCTTGTAGCCGGGAGTCAGCAGAGTCGCACCGACAGACTGCCCGCTCGCTGCCTGATCGGCGAACATCTCGAGATCGGCTACGCCGAGCGGCCGCAACGTCGTCGATGCCGGCGCCATGTAACCGTTCGCGTCCGGGCCGACGGCAGCGCCGTGGAAAATGATCGCGTCTGCGGCCACCCCGGCCTTCCGCAGCGGTGGAACCGTACCCTCTCCCAACATGACGATGGGCCGAGGTGCTGAAAGTGCCATGTCTATCCCCCCCCTCCCTTACGCGAGCGCGTTGTCCTGGATAAGCACCAGAGGCAATCCCGCGTCGTTGAAGCCCTGCAGAATGCCGGCGATCACGCTTCCCGCAGCAGTGGCACGCACGGTCTGGTCATCCTCTACGCTCACGGGACCGCCGATGTGCGCGGCCGTAACGAGATCCCCGCTCTTGTTGTTCATGAGGAAGACGCCGCCGCGGACCACGCACTTGCGCACACCGGAGGAGATGCCCGTCGTGTCGATCTTGTAGCCTGGAGTCGGAATCGTCGCGCCAGTGGCCTGACCGTTCGATGCTAGGTCGTTCCACATCTCGAGATCGACCACACCGATCGGTCGGATCGCAGTCGTTGCCGGGGCGATGTAGCTGCTGGAGATGCCCACCATCGCGCCGTGGTAGACGACTTTGTTCGTCAAGACTCCCGCGGCACGGATCGGCGGGACCGTGTCCTCGCCCAACATCGTGATCGGCCGAGGAGCGCTGAGCGCAGCCATTCGTTACCTCCCTCCCTTCAGGAGCTTCAGGAACTCCTGCTTTCCCTTGCGGTAGTTCTCGATCGAGAGTCCCGCGAGACGCGCCGCTTCCGCGTCGTCCTCGTCGTGCGGATTCGTCTTCTTCGGATCCTCCGTCGCCGGAGGAGCTGCGGCGGGCTGGAACTGCACCGGCATCGTCGCCAGGCACTTCTCGAACTCCGCCGAGTCGCGCTTGGCGAACTCTGTCGCCCACGCCTCCATCGCCGGCGTGATCTTCCCGGCCGCCTTGCCCTGCCTGATGAGCTCGTCGGCCTTCGCCTCGGCGACCTTCTTCCGCTCCGCCTCGAGATCCTCGCGCGGCACGAGCGTGTACGCCTTTGCGATCGCCTCGTCCGTCGTCGCCTCGGCGCCGAGGCCCAACGCCGTTAGCAGGCCGGCCGGAACCGCCAGCGGAGCCGTCAGGCGCGTCTCGAGTGCGGCGAGCGCCTCCGGTTCCGCAGTGTCCGCGGGCAGGCCCAGGAGAGCCAGAAACTTGTCCAACATCGCTACCTCCTGGTCGATGCCTCCCGATCGCCGGACGGGCGGAATTGCTGTCCGTTCGGAAGCGCGTGATTCCGTCATCTGCTGAAGCTGAGAAAGAACCTCGTCGACACCCGTCCCGCCTACGGCAGGATGCGTCACCGCCGAGACTTCCATCCCCTCGAGACCCCTCATCAGAACTTCGACCGTTTCCCCGGTCTTTTTGTCCTTGCTCCCGACGCTGAACGGACCGTGCTTGCAACCGAAGATGTCCGCGTTGCAGACCGTGCAGACGTACTCCTCCGCATCCCATCCGATCGAGAACCGATCCATCGTTCCATCGGATAGGCTGTCGATCGCCCACGGCTTGACGGCGAGCAGCGTCTGCCGGATCGCCTTCTCGTCGCCGTCGTTCTCGAGCACCGATTCGAGAATCGTCCCGGCGCGATCGGCCTGCTTGCGAGAATGGTCCTGGAGAAACGGTCGACCGACGAACGACGCGGCGAACTGCTCGAGCTCGCCCTCGTCGAATCGGACGTAGTTCTTGTTTCTGCCGGTGCGGTAGACCCGAGCGCGAACCTTCATCGCGCGCGGCTTGCCGTTGACGCCGTCCGGCCCCGATTCAAGGATCTCGAGCGGCTTCAGGTCGGCGGTCTGCGTGAAGAAGCGTTTCACTGCGGTCCCCCCTGGTCGTTGAGAAACTCCGATACGAGCCCGAGATCGAAGCTGCCGAGATCCGCCTGGTATTCGATGCCGAGCGCGGGGGAGGTGAATTCGCTCGAGGCGAGGTCTTCCTGAACCTCTGCGGGCAGGGACGCGGAGACGTAGTCGTTCTCGCGTGCCTCGCGGCGAGTGATGGGTTCGGCGCTGCAACGGCAGTTCCACGACCAGGGCGGATAGATTTCCGGGTGTGCGTTCTTCTCGAACGTCAATCCGTCAAGCGCCGCGTGGGACTCGCGCACCCGGTCATCGCCCACGGTGCCGTACCTCCACCCCCACAGCGCGCCGCCGAGTGCGGGGTCGGTCAGCTTCTCGTAGCTGCCGCGGCCGAACGCGCTCTGAAGATTCGTGCGGAAGATCGTCTCGAGATGCGCTTCCGAGAGTCCGAGCGGCTCGAACGCGTCGACGAATTCCGACAGCGTCATGCCGGATTCCGCCGCGCCTGCGAGGGCATCAAGCACGTCCTGCAACGCGCCCATCTTCGAGACGTGCGCAACCGTGAACGCCCGCGACCGCGCCTCGACACTCATCTCATCGAAGACTTCGCGGGAAGTCGGCGCGAGCGAACGGAGGAACCGCACCGCCTCGAGAAACGGCAGATCGATCCACTTCGCCGGCATCTCAGTCCTGGCCTACTTGACAAACCCAATTACTTGTGTTATCATGATAATCAGGAGGTAACGAATGGCTATCTACACGGCGTTTGGTGGCAAGGTGGTTCTGATCGACAGGGTGTGGTTGGTGCCAGATCACTACACCAACCCCAAGACCGGCAAGCCCGCGCCCGATCCCGAAGGCGGGGAACATCCGCACGCTCGCGTCGAGGTACTGTGGCCCGATAGTGGCAAGAAGAGTTTCCTCGAAGACGCCTGCGCATACTGCGACTTCCGGGCTGACAACGGCGCCGTGGAGATCTCCAAGACGATGGCGATCCATCTGGCGAAGGGCGTCGAGCCGCCGGGAGCGGAGCTGTGACCTACCTGCTTCGCGACATCGACCCGGACTTCTGGCGCCGCGTGAAGGTGAAGGCCGCAAAAGAGGGCGTTCCGATCCGGAGCCTTCTACTCTCGCTTCTGCTGGCGTGGCTCGGCGGTAAGATCTAGTCGGCATCTCAGGAATTCCTTCCGTGAAGCCGAACGAGCAGGATCTGCTCGCGCAAGGTCTGCTCGAGGTCCGCGACCTTGAGCTCCGGGTACAGCTCGACGATGCGCCGCTGCGCCTGCGCGAGCGTCAGCCCGTCCGCGACGGCCTGCCGCAGGGCAGCCCGGATCTTCGACAGCCACGCCTCCGCGAGCGGCGCGGCGGACTTGATGCCGCGGGAGGCGAGCTTATCGACGGCGGCTTGCTTCGCGCCGGGGGAAGCTGGCCGGCCCGCGTCTGCCATGATCCGCTCCGGCATGTCGCGCGGACCCTCGCTGCGATCCTCTTCGTCGCCGCCGTCCTCTTCTCCGTCGGTGCCGCCCCCGAAAGACGGCACGGCGGTCGCCTGGACCGGTTGCAGCACGTCGTCCTCTTCCTCTTCGCCCACCGGCGCCGCGATCCCGTAGTCCTCGCGGATCTGCTGCCTCGAGGCTGTCAAGGACGGGAACAGCCGGAGGATTCGATCGGTGACTGTCGATTCCGCGTTCATGTCCCGCGGCAGCTCGACGTCGAACCAGAGCGACGGGACCAGATGCTGCGCGACCGCGTCCCAGCCAAAGTTCCAACCGACCATCGGCGTGAAGATGTCCCGCTTGATGATCCCGGACAGCCAGCGGCAATCAGCCTCTCTGATGTCCTGGCGCACGTCCATCGCCGCGGTGATCCCAAGTTGCCCCTGCCCGGGCGAGGACTGCGACGTCAGCTCGTGGCCCAGGACCTTCCAGGCCATCCACTTGTCGAAGTAGTCGATCTGCGCGCCGAAGACCTCGACGCCGTCGCGCGTCGCGACGACCTTGACGTCGAGCTCCGTGTTCTTCGAGACTACGGCTGAGAGATCCTGCGCAAAGTCTTTCATCGCGCTACGAAACTTCGTGTACCGCTCCGTGTTGTCGAAGTCCGCTTCGTCGATCTTCAGCACCCGCGGCGGTAAGCCGAATCTCTCGCCGTAGGCGACCATGTCCTTGACGACTGTGACCTTGAAGAAGTACGGCCAGACGAGCGTCCGCAACACGCCGGCGCGCGTCGGATGGTCGCGCCGCGTCATGTCGATTGCACGCACGGTCGAGTACGGTGGCAACGGCTCGCCCCAATCGCCCGTGCTGTTCATGTTCGGCTTCATCGGATCGAACACGCGGACCTCGTCCGTCTTGAACGCCCAGCGGATGTGCTTGGTCGGGATGCGTGAGAATAGTTGCGGGACAATCCGCCCACCGCTGTCCGTACCCCAGGTGATCCAGTCCACCGCGAAGGGCTTGCCGACCGCGTCCATCAGATCGCCGACGAGCTCGACGAACTCGACGCCGCGCAGCGCCTCCTCGCAGAAACCCGCGATCTCATTCGCCTTCTCGTCCGCGTCCTGGTTCGCCGCGGTCAGCTTCGGCGGCGCGACTTCCCAGTCGAGCCCCTGAATCGATTTCGTGCGCGCGCCGAGGATCGCTTCGATCTTCCCGTCCTTCTCGACCATCTCCTCTTCAAGCTCGATCAGGCGGTACGGGTCGCCGGCGTCGGCTTCCTCGAGGATCTCGACGATCGTCCAGGGGCGCAGATCCCGCGACGGGTAGAGGCGATAGCGGTCGGTTGCCTCCGCATCGACGCCAGTAGGAACTACTCTCGTCGCGGGAGGTTGTGGCGGGCCCGGTAGAGGAATCTCCGTGCCGGTATAGTCGACCAGCCGCGGGACAGAGACGCTCGCCATCTACCCAGAGCGTATGGGGTTACGCAACTTCGTTCGCCGGTTGTGCGGAAACGCCTCGGAAAACCGGCCCTTTCGAGACGTTTCACAGCATGCCGGTTAGAAGCCCGAGAGGTCGCGTTTCGTCACGATGCCGAACCGCAGACCGCCGTCTCGCTCATCCTCGCCTGGCCGCTCGCGCCGCAGCGACTCAATACGCGGTGGGCCGAAATTCCCAGCCTCCGAGCCGAACCAAGCGAGCATCATCGAAAAGGCCGCGTCGTCGTGCTCATGCTCCTGCACGCGATAGGTGATCTTCGCCTGCGCGGTTTTTGAGATCGCAACCTCGAAGTGGTCGAGCTCGCGTTTGTGCTGTGCGAGATCGTCTGTATCCACCACCGTGAAGCGCTTCCCATCACACGCCGCAGCGAAGCCCTCGACCAGCGCTTTCCGCGACGGCTCGGTGAAGATGTAACCCTCGACTGTCATCCCGCGTTCCGAGAGTTCCTCGACGACGGGATCGCCGAGGCCGGTCTGATCGACCCACGCGCGCGCGCAATGCCAGCGCCGATACAATTCCGCGATTCGCTCGTACTGAACCGTCCAGCCAACCTTGTAGAGGCGCACCGCAGCGACAAAACGTTTCCGCGTGACGTCCAGAACGGTCCCGACCGTGAAATCGTGCTTCCGCCCGAGATCGACACCCATGATGTACGTGTGGCCCAGCTCCGGCTCCTTCGGAGCGGCGCCAGTCCAGAGCTCGTCCAGGTTCGGGAACAGCGCGACGTCGTCTCTCGGAATGACCGCGTTGTAGAGCGCATCGAACAGCGCCTGCGGCATGCCGGCCCGGATCTCATCGACGCTGAGAGGATCGCACCACGGTTCGGCGAGCGTCGGGAAACGCATCGCCGCCTGGGATTTCGTACGCCGCTCCTCTTCGGTCATCGCCTCGACCTCGAGCAGCTTCCGTATGGCCCAGTTGTGCGCGCCATGATCCAGGTTGAACGCGCAGACGATCGAGCCGCGCGTCGCCGTGGTCGTCGTCAGGGCCGCCGTGTAGACCGCCGCAGGCTGACGGCTCGCCTCGTCGATGATGAAGAGGTGATAACCGTCGCCATAGATCGCGTCCGGATGCTCGCCCGTGAAGGAGACGAACCGGGGATTGTCATGCGCATCGAAGATGGTCCCGCTCGAGTCATTGCCTACGAGCACGCCTCGTTCGATCGGTTCGGCGAGGATCTGCTTGAGTCGTCGATAGGTCTTCATCGTGCGTCGCAGGAGCGACCCGGACCACGCAACAGGTCGGCCCTCAAGAATGGCATTCACCGCACGGAGCTCCAGAGCGATCGTTTTCCCAGTTTTTGTGGCTGCGCCGATAAACAGGAACCGCGCCGGATGCTCGATCATCTGGCGCTGCCGCTCCGTCACGCGGACCGCGATGTCGATGACTGCCCGAGTGGGTGAAGGAATTGCTTCCGCGACGGAACTCAGGATTTATGCCTCGACGTTGTCCGGCGGCGGAACGATCTTCAGCTTCAGGAACACGTCCAGAAACGACCCTTCGGTCGTCTCGACGCGGCACTTCACGATGTAGATCGCATTAACCTCGCCGCCCTTCAGTTCGGCAGCAACGATGGGCGGCTCGCTGAAGTCCGGCGTCCCGACGACCAGCGGCGTCGTCGTCGTGTTCTCGATGATCGTCATGACCGCCGCAACGATGTCCGGCGTCGCCTGCTCCGGGAACTTCGAGAAGTCCCACTCGTAGACGCGCTCCTCATCGGCGAACTGCTCGAACAGCTTCGGATCTTTCATCGGTTCGGCCTCGCTGGTCCCGTGGCGACGTTCGGCCTGTCCGGCCCAATGGAGCGGAGCATTGACGGGAACGCTTCGGCACGGTCCGGCCGACTCTGTCCGGCGGCCCGAATCTCCGACGGGAACGCCACGGCACGATTCGGTCGCACCGGCCCGATCGCCCGCCCGCCGGGGATCTCGAGCTCCGGCGCTTCGACCATCAGGTCCGCCGTCGCGGTCGCCGTCGCCGCCAGCCCACCCGCGAGCGCGATCTGGGTGGAGAGGTCTGCCGTTGTGGTGGCGGTCCCCTGTATTGCGCTCGCGAGTGCGATGGCGGTCGAAAGATCGGCGGTTGCCGTGGCGGTCGATGCGACATCGGCCCGCAGTTGCGCGGCCCCGCCCGCGAACTCGGCCTCGGCCGTGGCCGTCCCGACGACGCTGGCTTCGAGCCGAATGGCCGTGGTCAGGTCGCCGTCCGCCGTCGCGGTCCCGGTCGGGGTCGCAGCGAAGCGGATTGCGGTCGAGAGGTCGGCGGTGGCGGTTGCCGCCCCGGCGGTGGAAGCAGCCAGGGGAATCGCCGTGCTGAGGTCCCCGACGGTCGAGGCAGCCGCGCTGACCGAGGAGGCCAGCGGAATCGCCGTCGTCAGCTCCGCGCCCGTGACTTCCGCCGAGGCGGCGATCGACGCCGCCAATGGAATCGCCGTGGTCAGATCGCCCGCAACCGTCGCCGAGCCCGTGACGCTGGCGACGAACCGCGCCACCTCGTTCGTCAGCTCGCCTTCGACCGTCGCGGTCCCATCGACCGCCGCCGCCATCTGGATCTCGGTCGTCAGGTCCGCCGCGACCGTCGCGGACCCGGACACCGATGCGGCGAGCGGTATCGCCGTGGTCAGATCCGCCGCGACGGTAGCCGACGCCGGGACCGCTGCCGCGAGCGGAATGGCCGTGGTCAAGGCGGCAGACAAGGTCGCCGCGGCCGCGAGCGAGCCCACCAGCGCGATCGCCGTCGTCAGCGCCGCGCTGACCGTCGCCGCGCCCGTGACCGATGCCGCAACCGAAGTGTCCGCCTCCTCCGAGTGGAGCAGGTAGGAGCCGTCCTCCTGGAGGATCGCTCCGCTGCCATCTTCGAGCAGGATCTTGACGCTCATGAGAAGCTCATCAAGCAATCCACTCCAAAATCCAGATGACGCCTGCCGCCCCGGTGCCGCCGGTTCTGTCGGTGTCATCGTTGCTCGATGCTCCGCCGCCACCGCCGCCGTAGTTTCCACCGTTGCCGCCGTTGGAACTGTTGCCCTCGGACCCGCCCGCGCCAAACGTCGAGCGACCGCCGTATCCGCCGATGGATGCGGTGGTCGAGTACATGATGCCGCGCCCGCCCGCTTCGCCCGGGATGTTCAGATCACCGCCCGTCGCAGCACCCGGATTACCAGATCCCGCCTGCGCGCCGAGGGTGGTGGTGTTGCCCGACTTCCCGCCCGCCGTGCCGCCGCCCGCCGTCAGCAGCGTCGGCGAGCTGGAGAAGGTCGTGTCGTTGCCGTTGGTGTCGCCGTTGACCGAAGCGCCGACCGCGTAGCCGTCGTGGCCCGAAATCTCCGCCGCCGTGAACAGCCGGATGACGGTCGATCCTCCACCGCCCCCGCCGCCGCATTCGTCCGCGAGCGTCGCCCCGCCCCCTCCACCGCCTCCACCGACTGCGATCACAAGGCACTTCTTCATTCCGGTCGTCGGCGTGTAGGTGCCGGAGCTGGAGGTGAGCGTCTGGATCGTGACGTTTGAGAGCAGAAGTGTGGAGATCAGATCCGAGAGCGCGAGCTTCTTCGTGACGGGTGTACCCGAGGGATCGTCCACGATGGCGAGCAGGTCGTCCGTGGTCGGAGTGGTCAGGGCGGTAAAGCCGGTGATCTTCGTGTCAACGATGGCACACCTCGCCGAGCGCACGCTCAATAGGCCAATTCCGGCCGTAGAACCGTTGCCGCACCGTGCTGGGCTTCAGGCTGGACAGCCTGATCCACTCCGCCATCGTTCGCGTCACGCCGCCGATCACGAAAGACCGATTGCTCCGACGGTTGTTGGCCTGCTCAATGCGTGAAGCCCATCGACAATTCTGCTTTGAGTACCCGGAGTTGTTGTCGATCCTCTCCAGCGTCAGGCCGTTGCGGTAGGTGTCGGCCATGTCCTCGAAGAAGCCTGAGAATTTCTGCCATTTGTGGCAGACGGTAATGCCGCGCCCGCCGTAACGCTGGAAGTCGATCTGCTGGCGGCGGTTGTAGCAGCGGTTCTTCATGTTCGACCAGACCCGATAGATCGGGGACTGGTACAGCGCGGCGTCATATCCGCCACTACCCTTCGCTGGCATCAGAACTCCCACATCTACGCCGCAACCGCCAGAAACTCCAGCAGCCAGAGCACGCCATCGGCCCCGTTCGCCCCGTTGCGATCCGTAGTGGAGGAGGCGTGGCCTCCGCTGCCTCCGCCGCCGTAGTTACCGCCGACCACCCCGGCAACGTTGCTCGCCGGACGCTCGCCGCCGAAGCCGAACCTGGACGAGCCGCCTCTGCCGCCGTTTCCCGCCGTGCCGCTGTAGGTCACGCCTCGTTGACCGGGGAACCCCGGCATGTTCAGGTCGCCGTTCGCCGCCGTCCCGCCCGCGCCACCGGCGGCCTGCGCGCCGAGCGCCCCCGCCTGCGCGCCAGCGGAACCCTGCGAGCCCCCGCCCGCATTCATCAGCGCCCCCGCCGCGTCCAGCGTCGTCGCCCCGCCAGCCGTAGACGCCTGCGCGGAGGTCCGTCCGAGCCCGTGCGAACCGACGACATAGGCTTTCGATGCCCCGATCTGCGCCGCGGTCAGCAGCCGGATCACGGTTCCTCCTCCACCGCCACCGCCGCCGGCCGAGTCGGTCGCGAGCCCCGCGTCACCGCCCCCGCCCGCGCCGACCGCTATAGCGAGGACCGCCTTCATTCCGGCGGTCGGCGTATACGTGCCGCTGCCGACCGTCTTCACCTGAACCGCGACGTCGTTGATCAGCAGCGCGGTGATCAGATTCGCGATCGAGAGCTTCTTGTCCGCCGCCGAGCCGCCCGGAGCGTCCACCCCGACCAGCAGATCCTCGAGCGCGGGCGCCGTCAGCTCGGTCAGCAGCCAGATGGGGAGATCCGTCACGCGAACGTCACCGCCAGCGCGCCGATCGCAAATTCCGGAGCCGGATCTGAAGCGTTGACCGTCTTCGGCGTTTGCAGCGCGCCGTGGAACAGGAGATTTCCGCTGGTCGATGCGTCGAAGATCCCGAAGTGCGTCACCTGACCCCAGTTCCCAGTTGGCGCGGGAAACGTGATCGCCGCCGCGTTATCGGTCTTCCCGTCCGTCGCCGATGCGGCGGTCCAGTTCGCGTCGAGCGGATCGCGCTGCACGCGCGCGTAGCTGCCGCCCGTGACTTCCGTGCCGCCGCCCGAGTCCGACGGCGCTGCCGTGTACAGCGCGACGTACAGCGCCGACGGCTTCGTGAACGTGCCGGTGCGGAAGACGTGCTTCCGAATCTCCACCTCCAGGTAGTCGGACATCGCGGACATTTCTCATTCCTCCTTCGCGAGATGGTTCATCGAATCACCCTCGGCGTGTCGACCACGATGATCGGCGCCGGAACGTCGACCGATAGGATCGGCGGGCCGCCTTCCGCCGCGTCCGCCGAAAGCGAGACGGCCGCGACCGGCAGCACGTACTCCGTCCCGTCCGGCACGACGACCAGCACCCGCCATGCGTTGGCGGTGACGTCCGTCGTCGCGACGAACTTCAGCCGAGCGTACTCGCTGCTCACCGTCCGCCCCCGCACGGGTGGTAGTGCGCGCCGACGTTCTTCGGCTCTTCGCGCAGGTCGGGTTGCGCGAGGCGGCGCAGATTCCCGCTGACCGACACGCAGAAGTCGTGACGGTACGTCGCCATGTCGGCAGACGGCGTGCCGGTGCGCGTCGGCGTGAAGGTATTGGTCGGCGTCCGGGTGGCCGTGAAGGTCTGAGTCACCGTGGCCGACGGGGTCAGCGTCCCGGTCGGGGTCCGCGTCGCCGTGTGCGAGCTGGTCGCGGTTGGCGTGTGCGTCGCGGTCGGCGTGGCAGACGAAGTGAAAGTTCTGGTCGGCGTGAAAGTCTGCGTGAACGTCAACGTTGCAGTGAACGTGTGCGTGTTCGTCGGCGTCGTACCGCCGCCCGTCCAGAAGCACGGGGCGGGCGGCTGGCCGAGAATCGCATAGACCTGGTCGTTGACGTGGATCGGCTCGGGGATCCCGTAGTCCGTCATCAGGCCGAAGATCGCGGCGTCCATCAGGTAGGGCCATATGCCTGTGGCGGAGAGCGTCCCATCGTCGTTCTTCCGCTTGCAGTTGTTCGCCTTCGACGCTCCGGTCGAAGCGTCGTAGCGGTAGGTCGAAGCATCGGCGAGCCGGACCGGCCCATCCCCGGTCGTCCCGTCGCCGTTGCCGTCCATCGTCCAGTCCGAGCCGATGATGTCGGCGGACGCCGACGGGTTGATTTGCGTGATGCGGCTGACGATCAAGTTGCCGGGATTCGACGTCGAGTTGTTCCCCAGATTGACTGTCTTGATCGTCGGCGCGCCTGGACCCGAGACGTTCGTCACGTCCTGAATGATCACGTCCAGCGGGCCGACGTGGTCGCCCGGAATGTTGTCGTTGTTTCCCGGCGGCATGTAGATGAACTGCCCGATGCCGCCCGTCCGATCACCGAAGCGAATCAGGTTGATCCCGCCGTAGATCCGACCCTTGTACGCGGAGGTGTCCGACGCCATCACACCGTAGGGTTGGTCGAGGGCGTAGGAGGAGTACGCGGTACCGCACGGCGTCGCGTTCTGGCAGGTCCCGGATGGGCAGAAGGACGCGGTCGCCCGCGTATACTCGCCGTAGTCCACGCCCGAGCTGTTGTGACCCTTCAGCGTGTAGCTCGACGGCAACGAGCGGTTACGCCAGAAGTTCAGCGAATCGATGTGCTTGTCGCTGTCCGAGTTGTACGCGATCGAGATCGCCATCTTCGGGCCGACGTGAATGTTGCCGTCGTAGATCGTGACGAGGCGGCGGGTGATCAGATCGTGTGTCGTCGCGGCCCCGGTTCCCTGCGATGACGGCCCCTTGCGACCAACGCCGATGATCGCGCAGTCGTTGCACTCGTTGTCGTATGCGCTGCCGTACTGGGTGAGGATGCCGGAATTTCCGTAGAACGTCCCCACCGCCATGCCCACGTTGTTCAGGATGTTGTTGTGGGCGGCGTTGGTGAACGTCGCATTGCTCGAGACGCTGCCGCAGGCGACCTCCCTCGCCCGAACGAAGTTCAGTCCGTTGACGACAAGATAGGCGTTCCCCGAGATGCTCGCGGGCTGGCGGACGCCCTCCCCATCGATGATCGTCGTGCCGTAGACCCCGTTGGAGTTCGGCACCTGGGCGTTGAAGGTGATCGTGTTGCCCGCCTGCCCGCTGACCGTACTGGGCGGGACAAACATATTGTTCGCCCCCTGATAGACCCCGGCCTCAACGTTGACGACGTCGCCGGGGGCAATCGTCTTCATCCACAGCTCTGAGAACTGGCACGCAGTCGAGTATCCGGTCGTGCAGTTGCCTTTGTCGGTGTTGGACACGTACCACGTCGTGGCAGCGCGACCAGGAATCGCGAGCCAGACCGCAGCGAGCACCCCACCAACGGTCGCGGCGGCGAGCGCAAGGCGGCGACCCGATTGGCTCAAGGCAGAACCTCGACGTAGCCCCGCGATGCGTGGTACACGTTGGTCGACGCCGACGCCGACCATTGCGCCGTGAATTGAAAGTACGTCGCCGAGCTGGCATCGATCGCGAGCGCGCCCGTCTGGATCAGCGCCTTGCATTCCATGTTGCCGCTCGCGATGATCGACCCGATCGAGTTCGTGATCGTTCCGCCCCGGAAGCCGCCGCAGTAGTTTCCGCCCGCGATCTGCGCCGACGTAGAGCCGTCCGCGTAGACGTAGAAGTCGAAGTTCCAGGCCATCGCCGAGCCGCTGATTGAGCCGAACGGAACCTGCGCGCCGGAATCCCACACGTTCGTGCAGCCGGTCGAGTCCGTCCCGTTGGTGCAGCCGTACTTCCACTTCAGCCGCAGCGTGTCGGCGGCGTTGTTGTTGTAGATCATGTAGCCGTGGTGAATGACGTGAAAGAGGCCGGTCGTTCCGAGCGCCGGGATCTGACAAGCTACGACGACGACTTCGGACGCGGAGCTGACCGCGCTCGTCCCGGCTTGACGGCAGAGAACAGTCGGGATGTTGTAGGCGCTCGGCGCGTTGAAGCCAACCGTGCTGCTCGGCATCCCGAGCAAATCCCCTGCCGCGCCCGCCGTGATGGCCGCGGCGTCACCCGAACCGGACCCGGCCTTGCCGACCACCGACTGACCAGCGACGTTCTGGAGCTTCGCGTAGGTCACCGCGTCGTTCGCAATCGTCGTCGTGTTGGAGTCGGCTGAGGCCGTCACATCGCCAGTCAACGCGGCACGTCCGAGCGACAGCGCCGAAAAGGTCAGGCCCGCGCCGACCCCGATCTCCTCGGTCAGACCCGTCGCGGCCGTCGTGCGGCCCAGGAGTTTGTTGGTCGACTGAACGAGCTGGTGCTTGTGGTCCGGCGGCGCATACGTCGTCGCCGTCGCCGTCCCCGCGCTCTCCGCGCTGCCCACGGTGACGTCGCTGATCTCCGCCGTCGTCGCCGCAGTCACCTTGATGACGCCGCGCGTCTGCGCCGAATCGTACTTGCAGCACATCGACCCGTTGGCGCCAGCCGTCTCGATCTGCGCCGTGTCGTTGGCTGTCCCCCAAACCGAGTCGCCCTTCGCCGCCCAGAGCGTGTCGCCGCCGAGCGTCGAGGTTCCCGTGACGGAGATGGCGCGGCAACCGAAGGCGTTCGTCGCTGTCAGGTAGTACAGGGCGTCGTTCGCGCCGGGACAATTCGGCAACGCCTTCGACTCGAAGTCCGTCCCGCTGCCGACCAGCGCGAAGTCGTCGGTCGGGGTCGTCCAGGCAAGAGTGATGTCCACGTCGCCCGTCGTCGCTCCGCCGACCGGATTGCTGGTGATCGACGGCATCGTGGTCAGCCGGAACGTATTCACCGTGGGAACGGTCGCCGGGATCGTCAGATTGATCTCCTGAATCGCGTACGGAATCTCGACTATGTCCTGCGCCTTCGCGCACGCGGCCTTCAACATCAGGCCGACGCCGATCGTCGCCCAGAAGACCGGCCAGGAGAAGCGCGACCTGGTCATGGCGTCGCCGCCCGAATCAGTCCGAGCAGCGTCCCGCTTGAGAGCGTCAGCGGATGCCATCGCGCCGAGTAGATGCCCGAGACCGAGAACGTCCGCGAGCAGCTCGTCCGCGTCCCCGTCGTCGTGCAGCTGATGTCGGTGATCGGCGCCTGATTCACCGGCGGGTACGCCACCCAGTCGCACAGCTTGCAACCCTTGACCTCGAGGATCACCGTGGACGTCGTCGTTGCGCTGCCCGCCTGAATCGTCGCGCAGACCAGCTTGACGCCGTCGGTGATGATGGTCCGGCATGGCGCCGTGGCCTCGGCCGCCCAGCTCTCGGCGGTCGATGCGGTGATCGCCGCAGCGGTGACCCAGTTGCAGGAGATCTGCGCCTTGTCCAGCTCGTCGGGTACCGGCGTCGGCGTCGGCGTCTGACCACGGACGCATGGAATCGCCGCCAGAAGCAGGGTAAGAGCCAGCAGCCAGCGTTTCATCGTTTCGCCTCCTTCATGGCGTCGACAGACAAGGCACGTCCGTGAACCGCCCCGGCACGCACTTGGGCGGCGCCTGTGCCCCGTGCTTCGCCCGCCAGATCCACACCGCGGCCTGCCCTCGAGTCAGCGGGTTGTCCGGACAGAAGACGTTCGCCCCGCAGCCGCCGGTGATCCCGTCCTGGTAGATCCCCTCGATGTAGTCGGCGTAGGGGTGCGAGCTCGCCGGCGGCACCGTCACGGGCGGCGCAGCTGCGGTCGGCGTCGGCGGCAGCGCTCCGCCTTGGCGCGTCGCCGTGAAATGCGTTTGGTCAATTCCGGCGATCGTGTAGGTGTAGCCGTTGATGTCGAGCTGCTTGGTGTGCGCCGGAAGTGTCCCGACCTTCGGCTGCGCGGCGCAGCTCGGGTTGCAGCTGTTCAGGTCAACCGGCAGCCACATCCCATCGCCCGTGTCGAGGTACAGCGTGTCGCCCTCGATGATCCCGCCGTAGCCGCCGGGGACCAGCCAGCCGCGCTCCGCGAGGTTGCCGCCGCTTGAAAGCGAGTAGACCGCAGTGGCCGGTGCGCCGTCCGTGCCGAGACCGGACGCCGACGTACAGCCGCCAGACTGCGCCACGTTCGGGATCGTGCTGACCGCCCACTTCGCCGCGCCAGCCGAGGCGACGACATACTGCGACGACTGGTAGAAGTCCCCGTTGCAGTTCGCGATCCAGGCGGACTGCTGGTTGGGCAACTTGTGAATGACGCCGGTCTGCATCCCGCCGCTCGCGTTAATCGCCCACGTCGCCTTCGTCGTGTTGATCGCGTAGAGGCCGTAGCTTTGCGTGTGGACGATGAACTCGCCCGAGTAGACGCACGCGGCGCTTCCGGCGGGCGGACACGGCTGACCGTAGTTGAGGTTGTGGACGACGTTGGCTGGCGTCGAGCCGGAGATCGTCGGCTGCTGCCCTTCGGGCACGAGGACGTAGAGGATCGTCGCCGTCGCGGCGGCGAGGCCGGCCCCGATCAGGGCGAGTTTCGTTCGCGGTGTCATTCCGCGCCCTCGTCTGTCACGTCGCGCGGCGGCAGCTCCGGCTTCGTCGCGTAGCCGTCACCGACCTCGAGCCGAAGTCGGAACACCGGCGGACCGCCTTCGCCGTCAGTCAACATGATCCGGCGCTCGTCGCTCCACCCTGGAACGTCCTTCGTCGTGCGGCCGAGCGGGCCCCACTTCAACGCCGAGAGTGGATCGGTGCGCCCGACCTCGAGCTCCGCTTCGACGCGCCCGTATGCCACCGCCTGGTCCGTGCGCCGCGCGAATTCCCGCTTCAGCGCATCCGGGCATTCAGGATCGCGGCCCTCCGTGAGCCAGCTCGACACCGTCGATGGATGCACACCGAAACACATCGCGCCGACAACCGCCGGCGTGCCTTTGTGCGACACACCGAGCAGGTAGAAGCGCATGTTTCCTTCCGGAATGCTCGCCAGCCCCGACAGCGGGCCGGTCTGTCCGCTGCGACGCACGACTTCTTCGAACGCTGGCAGCATTCGACCGCGGCCGCGCGCCTCGAGATCTTTCGGATGGCGAAGGCGCCCGATGACCAGACCTGTCCCGATGTCCGTGCGATCGCGCTCGGTGCGGTGTCGGATGCGCTTTGGCTTTGGTAACGCCGCTTGAGTTGCTGTCGGCATGCGTTCGCCGACAGAATGCGCGCATGTAGTCGCCCACGGACCAACGAACTATCAGCGGGTTGTTAGTTGGTCGCGGAGGTAGCGTTTTGGGTAAGCGTCTTCGGCGCGTTCGGCGGAGGTGAAGACGGTGCCGCAGCTGAAGCATTCGCGGAGGCGTCGGACGGATCCGTCGGGGAGTGGGCGGACGTCGAGGAGGTCGGATCGGCGGGATTTGCAGTTTGGGCAGGAGACGGCCTGGCGGCGGCGGGTCACTGGGGTGGCTGGCCTAGGTTTTTGTGAGGTCATTTTTCGTGGGAACCGGAACTGCTCAGGAGGTGCCAGAACGCACGCATACAGTTCCCGTTTCCTATAGGAACTCGGGAACTGATGCATGTGCTCGTTCCTCGGTTCCGCGGGAACTTCTGGGAACTCTGGGAACTTTGGCCTTTCTAGGGGGTGCTATGGAGTCTCCGCGGGCGACCAGATAGGTCAGCAATTCGCCGTCGTAGATGCCGAGGCAGCCATACCCGGCCAGGAATACTTTCCAGACCTCTGCGGCATCGATGAGGCGCTCGCGGAAGATCTCGTCGTCGGGGTGTAGTTCGACCAGTCGCGTGAACATCCCGAGCTGGTAGAAAGCGAATGCCGCGTCATGTGCCTGTGGCGGGCCGAGTGGGATTGTTCCGGCTGGCTCCCATTTCGTGTGCAGGGCCTCCAGGGCGGTCGTGGCGTCGCGCAGGATCCGCGAATAGGGGTCCGGGATGTTTTCGTCCCAGAGGTTGAGTGGGACGAGTTTGGCGAACTCGAGGCGTTCGACTGAGCGCACACGAAATTCCTCCGGGTAGCGTGTGAGATCGCGTGCGAGCGCGTCGGCCTCGAGCGTGCTGGGCGGCGGGAAGCCGTCGCGCAACGCGTCCCATCGATAGCGGAAGTGGTTCCAGGAGCCATCGACAGGCATCGATGGGTGGAATAGCGTCATTCGAGGCTCCGGTCGTAGAAGTAGGTGACGGAGCGGCCTTTCGTCTCGGCGTAGACGGTTTTCTCATCGACGAGTCGTGAGAGTGATGCATAGACGTCGGAGCGCCGGAGATGCGTGAGTTGGATCACTTGGGCGGCAGAGAGTCCATCTCCCCTGCGTGCATCTTTCAGGGTGTCCTTGACTTTTAGTTTTTTGGGGGCGAGCGCGGCGGTAGCAGCTTCGAGGGCGGCGCTTTCCCTGGCGGCATCATCGACCTCGAGCATGCGGCCGGAGTCGTCGTCGTATCGGATGAAGAAGACTTTCGGCAGGCGTTGGCCTTTGCGGAAAGTGCCGAGCCGATTCTTGACGATCTCGGCGCGCACGATCTCGGTTTCGTCTTCCGGTAGAGCGAGGACGACGCCGAAGTCACAGAGGAATTCGATGGAGCTCGAGCCGGTGAAGGCTGTTATCGCAGTGGCATTGTCGTCGATGTTTTTCGAGCGGTAGAAGGCGCGGTTGGCCTGTGAGCTGATGAGGGTGATGCGGCGATCGGATTCGGTGCGGCCGCGGGTGATGGACATGAATTCGTCGAGCCTGGCCTTGTCACCGAGTCCGTTCATCTCGCGTCTGGCTGGGATGGTCTGGACGGAGTCGAGGACAACGACGGCGATCTCGCCGGCTGGGGTTTTCGAAGAGACGAAGTCGAAGACATCTTCTGCGTTTGCGAACTCGGAGTCGGGCGAGATCAGGTAGAGGGAGCGTTCGGCGGAGAGTTCGGCGACTCTGGCGGATGCGCGCGTTGGGTTGCCTTCGATGTCCTCGACGGGCACACCGAGCATGACGCCGAGCCGGACGGCGGCCTGTGTGCGGCCCTCGTCGTGGAAGAGTGCGAAGACTGGGGCGCGCTGCGCCATCTGGAGCGCCGCGTCGACGAGGATGTTCGTTTTGCCAGCGAAGGGTGGACCGCCGACGATTGCGACTCGTCCCTGGGTCAGGCCGCCCCGGCGGAAGCGCGCGTCGAGCCAGGGGATGCCGGTGGCGACGGGCTCGCCGTCCTCGGCCATGCGAGCGATGACTTCGGCGGTAGAGAGCGCATAATCAGAAGGGAACTTCCCGGTCGTGGTCGTCTGGAGATTCCTGCCGATCTGATCGAAGACCGACGACGACATCGTTACCCTCCGGAATCGAATCTGTTTGAATCGTCCATTGTGGTTTGGCGGCATCGATGGCGCGGGCCGCTTTATGAAGCTCGCGTGCGAGGTTCTCGAGGCGGGCTGCGAGCTCTGTTGCGGCGAGCGGGCCGTACCAGAAAAGGGAATGTGGCGGATCTTCGAGTGCGAAGGCGAGCCATTCAGCGAAGGTTGCGAGCTCGATTTCGGTGTTCTGGCCGGCGTGGAGTGCGGCGAGGAGAGCGATGCGGACGCGGCGGTGAGGGTTGTCGTCGCCTGGAACGGCGTCGACGATGGCGAGCTCGGGGCCCTCGAAGGCGTGACGCGGGACGGTCACGGCTTCTCCTTCGCCGCGAGGGCGGCGATGCGCCTGAGCATTTCCGCCGTCGAGGTCTTGCCGTCCCACACGATGATGCTCTGAATGTCGGCCAGCGCCTTCTGCCGCCCCTCGGCTGCGCGCTGGTCGCCGTAGGCGCGGATCGCGACGTTGATCTCCTTAGCCATTTTCTCGGCCAAGGGCGACGACATCTCATCCATGAGCAGCGACGACGCGATGCGCGGCGCCTCTGGGACGACGCGGACGGGGCGTGGCGATTCTGGAACCTCGTCATACGAAACCCAAGCGTAGAAGGTTCTCGGCTTCACTCCCCCTCCTTTGCCGCGAGAGCGGCGCGGACACGTTCGGTCAGGGGCGACCAGCGCGGGTCTTGACAATGAACCGCCGCGTTCATCTTGTCGCGTTCCTCAAGGAAAATGAGGCAGTCATAGAGCGCCGCCCGCAACGCGTCCAGCGCGGCCTCGGGGACGACGCGAATGTTGTTGAGTTTGCGTCCGTGTACCTTTTCCTGAAAGCAGTCTTCACAGTAGCCATAGTCGGCACGGCACGCATCGACCGAGAGCCTGCCTGTCGCCATCTTCTCGGTGTGCAGCGTCCAGACCGGCACCTTATCGTCGGTCACTCCCCCTCCTTCGCCGCGAGGGCGGCGCGGGGCTGCTCCGCCGGCATCAGTTCCGCCTTCGCGTATTCGAGAAGTCCGATGGCGCGACTCACAACTCAAGACTCTTTTGGCGCTTGATGCCACGACTCGAGACCGTCCCGCCGTTAAGCCTCGCCGACATCTCGGCGCGACAATTCCGGTGATATGCGCTGCGTCGATGCTGGAAGTCGGGATTCTTCGCCGGGTTGTCCCACCGCTGGCAGTAGATGCAGCGAGAGGAGTCAGCGTCACCGCAGGCAGCTAGAGCCTCGGCGCGCTCATGAAGCAGCTTGTGGTAGGACGCACTCTGGCAAATGACGAGGTTCTTGCGCCTGTTGTCACACGGAATACCGTTGACATGATGGACGACCGTACCCGGCGGCAGCCTTCGTCCGATCGTGTCTGCAGCGATCATCGCGTGTTCGTAGGCGAAGCCAGGCCCAAACGCCATTGGGTGCTCTGGCGCATACAGTTTTACGTGGCCGCTCTCGGTGAGCCATCGCCGACCGGTCCGGCGGCCCGGGTTGGGCAACCGTGCCCTGTGGCCGAGGATGTACCGTTGTGGTACTCCACGCTTGTATCCAAGCCGACTATCAGTCTTTCGCGCAATCACCGTTGGCTCACCACAACCGCATTGGCACGTCACTGGAATGGGTTGTTCAAGCGTTAGTCTCTCGTCGGACACAGTTCCTCCATTGCGTAACACAAGAGTGCGATCGCGTCGGTTTCGTCCTCGTCGGCATTGAGCTCGCCCGAGAATCGGCGCGCGACCGCCGCGACCATCTCGGACTTCGATGCCCGGCCGTGGCCGACAGTCCATTTCTTGAGCGTCGAGCCGTGGATCGGGAGGTACGGGATCGGCGGCTCCCGCTTGTCACACGCTTCCATGACGCGGGTTGCGAGGCCGAGCGCGATCTCTGCGGCGGCGCCGGATTTCATCAGGCCGAACGCCTTCTCGTAGACGACGAGCTCCGGATCGACGGTCACGAGGATGTCGAGCAGCCAGCGGTTGAAGCGGATGAAGCGGGTGCCTGGGGATTCGCCGCGTTTGAGGTCGAAGTCCACGTAGCCAGACTCGCGGCGGATGCCGTTCCATGCGGCCCAGCCGGTCCGGGTAGCGAGGTCGAGCGAAAGCACTCGCATCAGGCCTCCAATTCCTTCAGCGCCTCGGCGGCTTCTGCGATTCGTTCTTGGCGGGATGGGATGCGGATGGGCTGTGCCGGTCGGCGGCCAAGCCGTCGGGCGGTCGATGCCATTACGCGGTGCGATTCCCGGCAGAACCGCCGATTTCGCCTGGTGGCTCTGTAAGGCTCATGGCAGTAGTCACAGAGCGGCATAGGCCTGCCCCGTAATTACGGGCGCAAAACGCCACGACGCCACGCTGTAGCCACTCACGGCGCGTCCTTCTCGGGATACCCCGGCAGCTCTTCGGCGAACCTGGCGGCGAGTGCCGCGGCGACTTGTGGCACCAGCGCGTCGAGCGTCTTTTGCAGGTCGCTGAGGTAGTGGTCTGCGGCCTCGATCAGCGCGGGCGACTCCGTGAAGACGATGCCTTCGGCGGCGATTGCGGCGGCGAGGTCCGCGACGTCGCGGCGGAGCTTCTTCGCGCCGATCAGGCAACCCTCGAGCTCGTCGCGAAGCGTGATGCCGGGAAGCGTCGCGTCCACCGTCTTCCTCCTCTCGTCTCTCGAATCAAGTTGTCCGGGCTCGAGGGCGGCAGAGCCCGGACACAACGCGCCGCCCCGCTTCACATCCCACGTAGGTATTTGAATGCTCCAGGGAGAGTGCGCTGCTTCGGCGTCGGGCCCCACGGAAATTCCCGCACGCGCAGAGCGTCGTCCATACCGCAGTTGGTCTTGTAATAGATCCTGCAGCCAGCCTTGCGGGCGGCCGAGTGAAGATCAGCAATCCAATCGATCGGTGGAATCCATGTTGGCGTCTTCGTGCTATCACTCGCTCCGCCGATCACGATCCACTTGAATGCGCTCAGGTCCTTGAACGTCAACCGTTCCAGCATCGGCTCTACAGAGAGCCACTTCGTACCGCATCGGATCTTGGCCATTGCGCGCTCGGCGTTGTCCACGCGGGCCTGAGCATCAACGGTCGTTCCCATCCAGACGTTCTGCGTGAAGTCGAAGTCGGCTGCGCGCTGAGGGAACTTGGTGAGCATCAGGAAATTCCATTGGCGGTTCTCGGCGCAGACTTTCAGCACCGCCTCGATCCACTCCTTCGGGACCCATTGGCCGAAAAGGTCGGCCATGCTGCACGTGAAGACGTTGCGGAACGAGATGTCGTCGCTAGCCTCGGATGGAGGCTCAGAGAGTCCCGGTGCCAGCAGACGGGGCGGATAGAGCGTTGGCTCAAACTCCGTTGGGAATATCTTCACCGCGATGTCGCGTGCATAGCAGTAGGGGCAGTCATGGCGGCATCCTGTAACGGGATTCCACGACCACCGCGCCCACTCGATGTTGTCAGTCGCCTGCGGATTCCAGCCGCGCTTCGACGGCTTCACGTTGAAGACTTCAGCGCGAGCGGCGGGCGTCATTCCCTTCCACTGATCGAGCGTGACGTATTCCGGCGACGCCGGGTCGGGCTGTAAATGTAGCTCCTGCGCCTTCTCCTGCGCCTTCTTCTCCTTCTTCGCGGCTGCTATGCGCCTAGCCTTCGCCTTCGCTTGGCGAAGCACGGCGCGCCGTTTCCGCGGCTCCTTGACTTGAAGCACGGCGAGCTGGTCTTTTGTGTCGAGCACAGCGACAGATGCAGCCGCGGAGACGGACAGCCCGCCAGATTCGACAGCCGCGACCAGCTTCGGACATCCGAGCTCTTCAACCTTTCGGGCGTGCTTGATGGTGGTCGGGTCGACGTTGACCATCGCGGCGACCTCGGGGATCGAGAGGGGGGAATTTCCCTCTCTGCCGTCGTCCGCGTGTTGTCCCCATTTCAGGGTCGCCAGGCGGGCGCCGACGAGGCCGCGCTGCGACTCGTCCAGATGCCGGCGCTTCAGGTTCTGGGCGATGACGAATCCACGCGGGTCATCACCGACGTAGTCTTCGAAGCGGGGTCGCTGCCGCAGTTCCTCGCACGCCAGCAGCCGATGGCGACCATCGAGCACCTTCCCCTCAAATCGAATGATTGGGTTGAGAAGGCCTCGGAGTTCAATGTCAGCCTTGAGCTCCTTGAATTCCGAGTCCGTCATCTTCGGCAGGATCTCGGCGATTGGATGCGGCTCCATTGCTCAACCCCCTCAGCAAGACCTTCCCGCGAGCTTCTTCAGTGCGATACCACGCCACTTCCGGGGTTCTTACCCACGTCCGATTAAGGCCGTTATTCGTGGCACACAACATTGCCCATTTCTTACGCTCTCGCATTGGCGTGACCAACGCGAAACGACGACGCACCGCATCAAGCAGATCCGTCGCCCACATCGGCTCCGCCATTCTCAATTGACCATTCCTGCGAACACCGTCGACTCGCGATGCCGCGTCTCGATTCAGGTCGAAGACCATAGCCACGTTGGGGAGTTGTGCGGCGAGTTCTTGGATCGGAGGGAACCACTGGAGTTTTGAATTCGAGCGTGATTGATCCCGAGTGAAAATCCCGTTGGGGTCGAAGAATGCAACGCCGTGAACCCCGCGCCCGAAAGTGTCGATTATCGTTTTGGCCAACTCAGGTAAGGCGAAGCGATTGTCGCTCTCTCGAAAAACGAGCGTTGGCCAGACCGTGTCGTCGGCGAAGAGTCGACCTTGGGACTCACGCGCCAGAAGCGCTTGCCGCAGCGATGCCATGTGGCGAGGATCGCGCTCGATCAGGTAGGCGGCACATGGAGGCGCCTGCCGCCAGCGCGAGCGCCGGACCCAACCGCGCAGATTGTTGAGTGCGATGAGCGGGCTACCGTGCGTATTCGACATGGCGTTGTAGCCACTGCCGGCATTCGCGTCGATATAGACGAACGGGTCTTTCGCCGCGAACACACGCCTCAAGAATTCGACCGTTATTATGGCGGAGAGATTCGCTTCTTTCGGGCGCGTACCTGCTGACTCGCCGTGAACCTTCCTGCTCATTCCACTTCCATCACTTCCCCATCCGCTCCGACGAGCTCGAGTGTCTCCGGCGCATCCAGGGTCAACGCGGCCGGGTAGCCCGGCCAGATGCCCGACTCTTCGCAGACTCGGAACTCTTCGAACCAGCCGCGCCAGAGCCGCTCGCCGAAGTCGATCGCCCGATCGCTCAGCCGGTAGACGGCGACCGCGAACGGAGGCTTAACTTCGATTGCAACGATCGCAACCGTCTTCGGGACACCAAACCCGCTGCGCACGCTTCCGACGGCGTTCAGGTAGAAGGCGAGTTGGGCGTGGTACGCGAGCCGCATCGCGGTATACGGAAACCGCCCGGGCGACGCATCGGTCGTCGTCTTGATCTCGACCAGATGATCGGCGGAGACGACGTCCGGCGTGGCGCGGCACGGCCTGCCAGCAGACTCGAAAAGAATCGTTCGCTCGCGCTGTCCCATCAAGAGCGAGACGGCCTCTTTGTGGAGGTGCAGTTGCGAGGCCATCTCTGCAACACGTTCGAACTCGGAAGCCGTGACGATGTCCTTGTCTTTGTTCTGTTCGCAGAACTCTTTCCACTTGTTGCCGCGGCGCTCGCCGTCGAAGACCACCGGCACGGCCTCGCCGGCCTGGGCGCCCAGGTAGAGGCTGTGGGCGAGCCGGCCGAACCGCATCGCCGGCGAGCTCGGTAGAGCGTCCGGATGGTCGATTGCGAAGCGGCAGTGCGCCGGCGAGCGCGCCATCCACTTCAGTTGGCCGAATCGCAGTGGCTCGGTCATGGCGCAAAACTCCCCTGCTCATCGCCCGGCTCGCGCTCGGATGGCGACGTCGGCAGCTCCGGATTGCTGGCCTTCGCTGGCGGCTCCTTCGGCCTGATGCGGAGGCAGTCGACCTCCTCGCCGCCGACAGTCGTTTTGGTCGCATAGACGAAGATGCGCTTCCCGGGCCAGTCTTCGATGTAGGCGCCGTAGAGCCGGATCAGGGCTTTGGTGTTCGTCTTGTTGAGCACCATCCCTTTCGCGCGGTTGGTGATGTTGCGGAAATAGAGCACCGGGCACTTGTCTTCCTTGCCGCCCTGGCCCTTGATGACCTGACCTTCGCACCGGTCGATCACCAGGATCACGTCGCCCTTCTCGGCGACGTCCCAAGCACCGAGATACTTGGATTCGAAGAAGGCCCGCACGTCCGTTCGGCTCATGCGTTCCTCCCCGCGCCTTCGAGCTTCCCGAGCTCGACGAGACGCGTGTTGCCGTGTCTGGCGCAGTAGTCGCCGTCGATCGTGCCGTCGTCCTTGCGGACGCGCCGTGTCGCTCGAGCCTTGCAATTCGTTTCGTGACAGTCGGAGCGAAGCACTTCGAGAGTCGCCATTTGTGTTTCTCCTTCAGGCGTCTGCGAGTCCGGGCAGCGTCTCGTCGTCGTCGCATCCTTCGACGGGCGCGGTGCGGCAGGACTCGCAGACGAAATATTCGATCGTGTCGAGGTTCGGGTTGCGGACGGCGAACGCCAGCTCGCAGCGGACGCAGACGAGCTCGACCAGGCCCAGCTCGTTCACTGGATCTGCTCCTTCGGTTCCGGCGTTGCGACGGCCTCCGCGATCGCGGCTTCGGAGTCGCGGATCTCTGCGACGAGCTTCCAGCCGGCCTCGCAGAACTGCTGCGTGCCGCTGCGGTAGAGAAACTGCGCGAGCGTCTTCGGGCAGATGTCGCAGCCACGGAGCGCGTGCTGGCAGGCGCGGGCCGCTGCATTGGCGTGGCGGGCGGTAGCCTGGAAGAGCGCGCTCATGGTCTCGCCGATCCCTTTCCGAGCGGTCTGACGATCGGCGGCCTGTCGTCGCCGTAGGGGTTGTGCGGCTCCTCGGCGATCAGGTGCTGGATGCGCCGGCGCAGCTTCGCGGCGCGCCGCTGATCAAGCCGTTGCACGATGCGGCCGCAAAAGGCTAAGATTCGATCCGGGATAGTCAATTTAGTTCTTCTCCTTTCTGGCCCGCGACGACGTCACTCGGCGCGGGTCGTTTCGTTTTGTTGATCTGGTCGAGAGCCTTCTCGGCCAGACGCACCTTGAATCCCGTGCTGAACTTGCCGAACGCGATCTGAGCGAAGGCGCCTGCGGCGAGCTCGAGCGTCTCGCGCAGGCGGCGCATCTCCTGGCTCGGGTGATCCGTGATGAGCCGGAAGATGCCGATCTCGGCAGCGCAGCGCGGGCATGCCTTTTCCGACGTGCTGAAGGCCGCGTCGCAAGACGCGCAGAAGGCGAGATCACCGATGCGGATCGAAGGGCCGGGTAGATTCATTTCGCCTCCTCGATCGCGTTCAGGGCGTCCGCCACCGCTCGCGCGTCACGCTCCGTGCAGAAATATGCGAGCACTCCTTCCGAGTGGTCGCGCTTGACCCAGTCCACCGATTCGAAGAGTTCGTAGGGCAGGACGCCGCCACAGCGCTGAACCACGTAGCGATCCGGGAAGTCGGGGCGAACACCAGCGAATCGCAGCTTTTGGCTCATTGATCCCTCCTCTTTTTCTAGTTGCTCCCGTAGCGCGCGATGTCCTCGAGGAACCGCGTCTGTTCGCAGTCATCGCAGGCCCAGGCATTCGGGCTCGTCGGCGCCCACGGCTTTCGGCAACGCGGGCACTCGGTGCGCGCCATCTGCACGGTGTTCCATGCGTCGCGGCACTGCGGGCAAAATCGATCGCTGATCTTCGGAGCGAACTCGCGCTTGCACTCGGTGCAGGTGTAGAGAACGTCGACGGCGCTCACGAGCGGGCCTCCTGTGCGATCAGCTCGAGCCGCGCCTTGACATCGCGGACTGCTCGCCGCGTCGGACGGATCTGGATGCGCCGGTACTCGACGCTCGTCGCCTTGACGAACGCCTCGAGCTCCTCGGCGTAGAAGAGGATCCGGCCGCCGACGCGGTGTGCGGGTGGCCGCTTCGCGGGATCCGGGTGCCGGAGCAGCTTGCGCAGGCCAGAGACGCTGCGGCAGAGCAGCGGCGCGGCTTCGGCGAGGGTCAGCGGAGCGGTCATGCTGCCTGCCCCCACTGTGCCGCCATCGCCGCGGCGATCCCGCTGTACGTCCGGCTGCGCTCCTTCCAGCGGTTCGGTCCGGGCGGCATCCGGTGGACCCGCGCCTCGCGGCCGGCGACGATCTCGGACGGCAGGAGTTTCGGCAGACCCTTCAACCAGAGGCACGTCGCCTTCGTCTCCCCGTGGCCGAACATCCACGGCTGGACGATCTGGTCAGGCTTGCGGATCCGCGAGCTGATGACGCCGACCGGGTTCTCGATCGCGATACGCGGAACCGGAGTTGCCATGAGCAGCCGCACGAAGTCGAGCGCGTCGACCTGTTGCCGGCGCCGGCCAGCGAACCAGCGTGCGCCGCTCACTGCCAAGTACGTGCAGGGCGGATGGGCGATGAGCAGATCCCACTCGACCGCGCCGAGGACTTCCCGCACGTCGCATTGGGCATGGTTCCCCGGAGCCTCTGACGGGAGTAGATCGCACGACCACGCGTCATGCCCGAGCGCGGCGAAGGCGTCGCGAACGCGGCCTGAGTATTCGCAGGCGACGAGGACGCGCATCACTCAAACTCCAAGAGGTACTGCCCGTCGCGGAGCCGGATTACGGGCGTCTGCTTCCGCTGGAAGGCCGCGAGGACCCGCGTCGCGTCGTCGGGCCTGCCTTCTTCCTCGTGCATCGCCACCTCGGCGAAGACCAGTTCGACAGAGAGCTTCTCGACGCCACTCTTCTCGCGTGTCGGCCGCTCTTTGCGCCAGCCCATGACGGCGGCGACGCGGACCTGGAAGCCGTGCGGCGCGGAAGTTACGAGAGCTCGGCGGACATCGTCGACGCGGGCATGGACTCGTTCGCAAAGGGTTGCGGACCGCTCGTTGCGAGTCGCAACCGACTTCGGCGTTGTCGCCGCAATCGCGCCGCGGGATGCTGGATGCATGGCGTCAGGCCGCGGGTTGCCGTTCGAGGTACTGCTCGAGAGCGAGGCGGACGACCTGCGAGAGGTTGCGATGGCCGGCCCGTGCCATCTCTTCCAGGCGCCGCTTTGTCTCGGGCGAGACCGTCGCGGTGAGCGGCGTCATGGGCACACCGTTTCTCTTCCTGCGCGATTTGTTCTTCATGGCTGCCGCGCAGAATAAATAATCTGTTGACGGAAATCAACATAAATTTGCTATAGTTTCAACCGCTTGAAAACAAGGGATATATTTCTACTTAAATGGGCCGTAAACCCAACCCGGACGGGACGATGCCGGCGATCAACGTCAGTCTGCGCCGGGGTCTCTACGAGCAGGTACGCCGGATCATGACTTCGGAGCATCGCCGCTCGATGAGTGAGACGGCCGCATTTCTCGTCGCGCTCGGACTTCATTTGTATGACCGGACCCGAGAACGTGAGCCGCGAACACGACTCGTTGACCTGCTCGACAAGATGGAGGAGACGGATGGCGCGCGGCATTACGATCCGGGTGACGGAGGAGAGCTTCGCTCTGATTCAGGCGCTCTGCAGAAAGGAACGGCGCCGCACGTCGGAGGTAACGAGGATCCTGGTCGAGACGGCACTCGGCGTCCGGCCAAGGCAGGCGCCACTGTTCGACGACGACGTCGTGTGTAGCGATCGACCGCGTCTTCGGATTATTCCAGGAGGAAGGAGTCAGTGAAGGAGGCCCCAAAATGGTACTTATTCTATGGATCCTGTTCGGTGCAGCGGTTGGCTATGCCGCAGCGAGAAAGAGGGACTACAGCCCGGTGGCCGGGGTTCTCGGTGGTGCCGTGCTCGGACTGGCGTCGCCGTTGATGTTCGCGGTCAGCGGCGTGACGCGCGCCGATATGCGCAAGAAGTGTCCGCACTGCGCGGAACTGATCCAGCGCGAGGCGAAGGTGTGCCGCTATTGCGGTCGTGACGTCGTAGCGGTAGCCGCATCGGCGTGAGGGACACCGAAAAGCCGGCGCTGGATCGCCGCGTCGCAGTGCGAATCCGCCTGCACCGGCAGAAGACGATCTCGATCACTCCGCCGGCCTCAAAGGTCACGCGCATCGTTCGGCCGAAGCCGAAGCGAGAGAAGCCGGGGAAGTAGCGTGGCGCGGAAGTACCTCCGCGGCAAGGTCTACTGGATCGCGGCGTACGTTGACGGGCAGGAGATCCGCTTCTCGGCACGCACGAAGTCGGCGAAGGTCGCGGCCCGCATCCTGGCAAAGATTGAGACGGAGGTTGCCGAGGGGCGCTTTCTCGACCGGAAGGCTAAGTCGGTGTGGACGCTCGGCGAGCTATCAGATGTCTACCTTGACCGAATGGACGAACTGAAGCCACGGTCTGCGACATGGCGCCGCGACAGGCTCCAGCGCATTCTCGAACGTCTCGGGAGACAGACCCCGATCGAGTCCATCGGGCCGGCAGAGCTTGACGGCTATGCCGTGGCCCGCCTCCGCGCCGGGAAGGCCGTCTCGACCGTCAGGGCCGAGGCGAACATTCTCCGGCATGCGCTGCTCCAGGCACACCGATGGAAGGCCGAGACCGGGTTGTCGGAGTATCGCTTGCGGGACTGGGTACCGCCTTCGGGGCGAGCACCACGCCAGCCGCGGTTCCTGAATGAGGCGGAGGTTCGGAAGCTTCTGGAGGTCGCTGCTCGTCGTGCGCTCGCCCTACCAGAGCACCGCCGCGCGCATCTCCTGCTCCGGCTCGCCCTCGAGACGGGCGCACGCATCGGCGAACTCTGCCAGATCGCACGGCAAGACTTCGATTCGTCAACGGGCGTACTCAGGATCCGTGCCCTGAAGGGAGGCTCCGACCGATCGTTCACACTGCTACAAGAGAACGGCCGCGATCTCGCGCGGCTGCTACGGGAGTCAGACGAGCCGTTCGCTGGGAAATCGCTGCCGAAGGATCGGTATCGCAAGTTCTGGCACCACGTTCGCGAGAAGGCCGGGATGCCGATGCTCCGTTTCCATGATCTTCGGCACACGTTCGCGTCGGAGTTCCTGCGCCGTGGTGGCTGGCCGCGCGTCCTGCAGGACCAGCTCGGCCACAAGACGAGTCGGATGACCGACCGTTACTCGCACTCCTCCCCAACCGGGACGGCGCCGGCGGGAGTCAATTGGAGGGCCAAGGCTCGGACAGTGGCACGCACAGCGAGGCGGCGGCGTTAGATAAGTTGGTGGGAGGTAAGGGGTTCGAACCCTTGGCCCCCTGCGTGTAAAGATAGCGCCCCGGCTGATGCAGGCGCTCGAAAGCACGACTGGTGCGGTGTTTCCAGTGATCGAGGGTTGTCGGAATTGCCCGGGAAATTCCGGTCTACACGGGACAAAAAGCACACACTTGGAAACGTGCCCGGAAAGCGTACTCGGACGTTATCTGTCCGAGACGAGGTCTGATGATTCGAGCATGGCCCCGTGGCGTAATGGACAGCGCACTTTCGTCGCACGATCGAGGTCCGGGTTCGAATCCCGGCGGGGCCATTCGGTGCTAGAATCCGGTTGAGATCGTGCGACTGAAGCGCTTCCAGCGCCACAGGCAGAGCCGGGGGAGACCCCGGCTTTCGTCTTTTCACGCCGTCATGCCCTCCACGATCTTGCGATCGAGCGCCACGTACTCCTGTTTTCCGGCAGCGTTGGTGACTCGCGCCCATCGCGCCCGATACGGAATCGGATCTCGCACGTCCGCGTGGAACCCTGCAACGGGCCGCCACTCGGGGTAATAACCGACCCCGCCGAATACGGTGAACCGTTCCAGAGCCAGGAAGGCTTCGAGAGCGGAGACGCCCACCACATGAAAGTCCACGGCTTCGCCGAGGTAGTGGCGCGAGTTCTCCGTGTGCCCCTTCTCGGCCCAGTCGTTGTGGACGATGACCTCGGCCTTCGGGAAATGCCGTTGCAGGTATCGCTCATACGCCTCCATTCCATCGATCAGCCGAACGTCCAGCTTCTCGGGATGGATGAATTTCATCGGCCTCGCTCCACCGCGTCGATCCGGTCGTCGAGCTTCTCAAGCTTCCGCTTCACTTCGTCCAGCTCCTTCTGGATGCGGTCCCGCGCCTGCTGCTGCCAGCCGTTGCGACGGGAGTCCCGCTCCTTCTCCCACGCCTCGATCCCGTCGCGGATCTCCGTGCGGACGATGAAGCGAATCCCGGCGTAGAGCGAGGTGATGATCGCGGCGACCGCGCCGACGAGCTTCGCCCACGTCGGCACGGCGCGGAAGATCTTGATCGCGTCGTCCGTCTCGGTCATTTCAGCTGGAGCGTTCGCATCACCCGCTCCTGCCGCTCGCGGATAGCGCGCAGCTCACCCTGAAGCTCATCGACCCGCTGTTGCAGCTTGGCGACGTCGCTCGTCTGCCCCGCGTCGACGAACTCCATCTTTGTGAACGCCTTCTCCAGCTCGGCCCGGCGGATGTCGTACTCGATCCGGCTGACCGTCTGCCGGGTCAGCCGCTCGTCGATCGTCTCCGTCCACATCGACTTCATGACGAGCGTGTGCGCCGTCAGCAGCGCCGTCATGATGGCGACGAACGGGAAGAGCAGCTTGCCGACGGTGAAGAAGCCGACCGCATCCCGCCCGTTCGTCTGCTGCTGCTCGCTCACGATGCGAGTCTCCCCCAGCGCACGCGGATGTCGCCGCCGGTCGTACCACCCGATCGCAACGACTCGTCGCGCACTCACGTCACCCCCTTTACTTCTTCTCGGCTTCCTTGAATTCGGACACCGTTGAGGATGCACGCGCGGTGTCTGCCGAGGACTTCGCCTCGTGGAACCCGCTCGCGACCAGGAACGTCATCGCGGCCGTGAGGACGCACGGGATCAGTTCGAGGATCGGCTTGTCGGCGGTCGGCTGATGCCCGCCGATGCAAACGAGCAGTGCCGCGGCGAGCGAGCCGATCGCGTTGAACGCCTTCAGGCTCTTCGGGTGCGCGGCAGTCCAGTTCGGGAACTGGTCCTTCAGACCATTTATCGCGGAATACACGATTCCAGCAGAAACGAGAATCGCTGCCAGCTTTGCCAATAACGCTGTCGGGACGATCATTGGATTGCGCCTCCCTTTCGGATGACCGGACGTGTCGTTTCTCTATGCGGACATTTGCCGTAAAACCCGAGAGCAGAATTACAGTTGAAACAAAGTAACTGGAAGCCTGCTCTTGGGAATCCCCGTTTTTTCAGCCACTTGTAGATATTGTGGCCGCCCTTGACCTCGCGCCTGTGTCTCCTGCCAACCTGATCTGTATGGTCGATGCTTAGAAATTCAAAGGTCGACTCACCACAGCAAGCACAACAGCCGCCATAAGCTGCGATGAGTTCTTCTTTCAGTTGGCGCTTGGACTCGTGGCTGATGTCGAGACGGCGACGATAACTCTCCGGATTCTTGTCTTTCCATCTGAGGTAGTAACGATGCTGGGCCTCGGGATGTCTGGAACGAAAGCTTCTGTTCGCGTTCTTGTTGCAGTCAAGGCAAGAGCCGTTAACAGATCCGTTCGGCCCAGCGTAGTGCTTGTAGCGACTGCTCGGATGACCGTAGTTGCACTGCTGCTTACGCCGAGGCGGCCGTCGGCAAGCGCGGCAATCAGAAGACTCAGCGTAAAAATGGCCGTTGACGCATCTAACGAGCGGCATGGCTTTCCTATCTGAGAATCACGGGTTGATGGACCGACACGAGCCCCACGGCCTGGAGCAGGACGAGCAGCAGGATGATGACAAGGATGACGTAAGCGATCGTGCGGAACGGCTGCGCGACCGGCAACGCGCCGATCGCCCACGCGATCAAGCCGAGGATCAGGACGACGATCAGAAGCGAGATCATCACCATTCCCCTTTTCTGATCGGTCGCGGCACGGTCGGGTCGGGCGGCGGGCCGATCTCCCGCAGCGCGGCCTCCAACATTTCCTGAGTCACGCCGGCTTCGCCCAGCAGCCGGTTGAGCGCCTTCTGCCCCTCGGCCGAGCCGAGCAGCTGGAGCAGCGCCGTCAACAGCCCCGCGTACGGGCCGGACAGGATGTTGCCGAGAAGTGCGCCGAGATCCGTCATTGCAGATCCGTCTCTGGCGTGCGAATCCCAGCGAAACTGGTGCCTGGCGGATGGTCCTCGCAACGCTCCTCAGTCACGATCCCGTTGGCATCCGTCATCCACTCGCACCCGCACGGGTACTTGGCACCCAAGATTGTGAAGCCCGGATTCACTATCACCTCATCCGTCATGGCATCTCCGGCAGGGCAGACGGCGCGCCGTCGCACGCCTTCTCCATCGCGTCGAGCTGCGGCTTCGCGTCGCCAAGCTTCGCGGCCTTCGTCGCGGCGCCGATTCGCGCGTAGCAGTCGGCGAGGCCATCGCGCCAGCGCCAGCACGAACCCGCCTTGTCCGGCGTCGTCGGGATGCACGCGACGGCGTAGGCGTCCCGCTTGGCCTTGTAGACGTTCAGCGCCGCGCCGATTTCCATTCGCTGCGACTCACCCGCCGTCCGGCAGGAGGCAACCGCCGCGCAGAGCGCGACCGCTACGAGTCGAGGATGTACCATCCCGCTGCTGCTCCGTCGTAGACCAGCTCCACCGTCGCGTACTGCGTCGAGTAGGTCTTGTCGGCGGCACCCGGCGGGAAGATCTTGTTGCCCGCCGAGGAGCTGCCGCTGTTGTAGGCGAACGTCATCGTCTGCGTCGTCGGGTTGTGGAAGGCCACCCGCTGGCCGTCGTTGCCGTTGTCGATCCCGGTGATCGTGAACGCCCCCGTTGGCCCCTGAATGATCTGAAGGGACGTCTCCGCGATGTCGATGTCGTTGTTGTTCCCGTTGGTGAGCGTCAGCGACCGCCGTCCGCCGAGCAGCGCCTTCGCCTTGACGAAGCCGTCGATCGCGATGCTGCCGGTCTGATCGACGAGGCTACCGACGGCGGTATCTTGGATCGCGGCGTCGCGCCGGGTCCCCGGGGTCTCCCCCGGCATTCCGGCGGGCTTCGCCAGCCCGCGCACGATCGACGGGCCGTAGGGGCCGAACGCGAGGATCCCGAAGGAGATGAACGTCCCTCCCGACTGGCTGTGGCCGATGATGTTCAGGTCGAGCGGATAGTCGGACGTCGGCGGCACGGGATTGTTCCAGGTGCGGGCGAGGATCTGCGGACCCCATGACGACGTGACGAAGAACAGGTCGTAGATCTCGTAGCCCGCCACGAACGGCGACACGGCCCCGAGCAGCTCCACGAACTGGACCTCGTAGACGGTGACGGTCGCGTCGGCCCCGATCCCGGTGTTCCGCAGACGCCAGTAGCGGTGCGCCCCGGCGTCGTCCCAGGAGTACGCCACCTTCGTGTCGGCGAAGTCGACGTGGTAGGTGTTGGTCGTGTCCGTCCACGACGAGCCGTTGTCGGAGTACTCGACGATGACCCCGGTGCCGAGCCCGTCCTGCTTGTTGACGTGCAGGACGACGGACCCGAACTTCACGTCGTTGCCGGAACCGAGGTCCAGCGTCAGGGTCGAGCCGACGCCCGTGCCGCCCAGATCGAACGCCTTGTTGCCGCCGACGTCGCCGTCGTTGACCTTCGCCGCGTCGAAGTTGCCGAAGCCGCTGTTCGTCCAGAACGACGACCCGTAGGTCGCCGTCACCCGCTCGTCTCGCGGCCTCTCCCACCAGACCGAGCCGACGTTGCCGGAGGCGTGGATGTGCGGGACCACCGGGATGAACGCGGGCAGCGTTATCGCCGGGGTGATCATGTCCTCGGCCGCCGCCGACACTTGACCGGTCGACGTCCGCACGGTGTACAGGTCGATCGTGTACTCGCGCCCGAGCACCGGGTTCTCGATATAGACCGGCCCGTTGCGGAAGCCGGAGCCGAGCTCAAGGGAGATCGTGTTGCCGACCTGATCCGGGTAGGAGTAGAGGATCCGCGTGAAGGTCGTGTAGGGCTCATCCGCCGGGGTCCACTCGATCTTGATTCGCGTCGAGCCGTAACCGTCCTCGTACTGCGTCTCGCTCGTCAGGACCAGATCGGTCGGCGGGTCGGGGTCGTTGCCGCCCTGCGACGGCGGCCCGCCGCCCCCCGACGTGTCGATCACGTCCGAGAAGGTTCCGTCTCGATAGAGCGAGGCCCGCAGTGTGACGCCGGTCGGCCCGATAGTCTGGTCCGTGATCACGACGTGCTGCTCACCCGCGACCGCCCCGGAAACGTCCACCGGGACCTCGGTTCCCGGCAGCACCCGCCCGCTCCGCAGCTTCACCCGATCGCCGACCAGCGGCAGCACCCCGATCATCCACGCCTGAAGGCTGATGTCCTGCGGGAGCTGACCGAGGTTGTAGAGGTACGTCGCCATCCGCCGCGCCCGCTCCCGGGTGGTGATCCACTTCCTCGAGTACCGCTGCTCGATCCAGTCGCCCGATGGTCCCGCGTCCGGCACCTGCACGCTCTGATCGTTCCAGGTGAACGTCGCCGTGTCGTACTCGGTGAAGTCCACGATGACGACCGTCGGCATCTCGCTTCGCCCCTTGTTCACCACGGTCGGGATCGCGGACAGGTTCGCCGCTGCGCCTTCGTCTGTGAACAGGAAGTCCGCCGGGGTAGCGTCCTGCGCGACCGCGCGCGGCAGATCCAGCCAGATGCCGTACTTCTCGCCGGCGTAGCGGATGTGGCCGTTGCAGTGGTCCAGAACCGCGTTGATCCAGTCCTCGGCGGTCGACTGCGAATCGATGCGCCCGTGAATCTCCCACCGCTTCGTCGTCCCGGCACCGGGATCGATGTCGTAGTCGCACGCGGCGACCGCCGCCGTCCACTCCGCATCGACGAAGTCGGTCGCCGTGTCCATGCCGGGGCCGAAACGCGGGTTGCACAGCATCTCGTGGGCGATCAGGACGGGGTTGGACGAGTACGCCGCGGAGCCGCCGCCGACGGGGGAGCAGGTGATCCCGTTGAGCGTCGCCTTGAACACGAACGGGTCGAAGTTCCCCGTCTGCGTGTTCGGCCACGGGAACATGATGGCGACGTGCGCGATGTACTCGGGGATCGTGTACGTCGGCTCGACCGCGCCGATCAGGGTCGATGTCGTGTCGCCCGCCACGCCCAGGTGGACCTCGACCGATGCGCCGGGGATCTGCGACGTCGCGCCGTAGACCACCTTGCCGTCGATGTAGATGAACGCGATCCCGTGGATCGGCCCCTCGCCGAGCGCGAAATCGACGAGCAGCTTCCCGATGCCGGCGACCTGCTTGACCGCCGCGTAGATGACGTAGCCGCCGACGTCGATGTTGCCGCCGAAGATGACCGGCACCGCGCCCTCCGCCGCGTTGACCGTCAGCTCGCGGTTCTGCGCCTGACCAGCGCCGCCGGTCGTCTCGAGGCCCGACTGCGGCTGTCGCCCGTCCGGACCGTCCGGCGGATCGCCGATCCCGCCACGCTGCCCTCGGTCGTCGATCTGGATGTAGACGACGCCGCGCTCCTGCCGCTGCCGGACCTCGTCGGCCAGGATCGGCTTCTGGCGCTTAGCCAAAGTCCTCCTCCAGGTCCAGCGCGATCTCGGTCGGCGGCTGCGCGGCGGTCCAGTCGAAAGCGAAGTCATCCGTGTCGTCGAGCTGGATGACCGGGATCCGCTCCTTCGCCCCAGTCACGTCAACCGTGATGATCGAGCCGCCCGCCGGCGTCGGCGAGCTCGTGGTGATCCGCGTCTCGCCCCCAGCACCGTTCGAGTCCGTTCCGAAGGTGGACAGCGCAACCCCGTCGTCATAGACCGTCGTGATCGCCCCGCCCTTGAACGGGCAGACCATCGGCCACGCCGAGTACGTCCCGACGAGCGTCTGCTGCGGATCGCCGACGTGGTCGTAGTCCTCCGCCCGCGGGTTGAAGATGTAGAAGCTGCCGTAGCGGCCCGCGACGCCGTAGAGGAAGTTGCGGACGGTCTTGATCGTCGTCGCCGATACGGAGAACGAAGTGCCGCCGATGCCGAGGACGGTCAGGGTCATCCGCCGTTTCGGCGTCGTCCATTCCTTGAACCGCTGCACGCGCCCGCTCGGACCCTCGGGCGAGACGCGGGTAGACCAGCGGCGCGAGTGCTGGAAGCCGATCTTATAAACGACGTCGGGAAAGTACGTGGTCGGTGCTGTCATCTTCCCCTCGTCGGTGGCTGATGAGTCGGACCAGCATCCCAGTCCAGGGGGCGTGGAGGAGGCTCCCCTGGCTTTCCGTGATTCGGCACCGTGATCGGCGGCTGACGGCGCCCCGGCGCTTCTATGTCCCCCGGCGGCGGGAAGAGGTACGGATTCTGGATGACGGTGTTCGTCTGCCGATCCGACGCGCCCGCGAGGTTTACCGGCGAGCCCCAAACGATCTTGAAGTTGGGCGGCGGCAGCCACAGGAAGCCGAAGGCCGTCGTGAACCGGCGGCGCGGGAACGGCGAGAGGAACGGCTGCTTGTGCGGGATGATCGAGACGCGGATCTGCTCGCCGCCCTCCATCCGATCCATCCGGCCCGCGAACAGCACGAACGAGCCCACGTCCGCGCCGGTCGTCCGGTGGAACCCGACGCACCAGAGCGTGATCGCCACATCGCGGACGCCCCCGGCGAGGTAGGCCAGGTCGGAGAACTGGTTGTCGGCGTTGCCAAACGAGACATCGTTGACCTGGAGGACCGACGTCGTTCCGGCCTCGATCGTCCCCGGCTCCCACGCCTTCGTCGCGTCCCACGTCTCGGAACTGCCCTCGAGATCCCGCGACTCGCTGCCCGCGAGGATCTGCTTCGTCGTCCACCGCTTCGTTCCGATCGGCGAGGGGAACTCCATCTTGACGTAGAACGCCCGGTGGACCATCGAATCGGCGAACCATGACGGCGGCAGCCCGACCGTGCGCGGCATCTATCTCCTCCCCCGCGCCGCCCGCGTGCGCTTGACGTAGCTCTGCTCCAGCACGACCGTCTCGGAGTACTCGCCGTTGACGTAGACGTGCAGCTCGCCGGTCATCGGCGGTCCCGGCGGCGCGCCGCGGCCTGGTCCCGGGTCGCCAGGATGCCACCGCGGCCCGGTCGGTCGCGGCGGCGGCCCCTCCTCAGTCGTCGTCGTAGTCGTGTCGGTCGTTTCGTTGATCGCGGCGGTCGCGTTGCGGAACGCCTCGATGAAGTCCTCGATCGAATCGAGGAACGCTTGATTCTGGTCCGCGACGTCCTGGGCGAGCTTCTCAAGCTGGTCGACGACGAGGTCTTGCGCCCGCGTCAGTTGCTCGATCGCCCACTTTCGGTATGCCTCCGCCGCGTCCGCGCCCATCGTCCCGCCGAGCTGCTTGATCCGGAGGATCGTCTCCTGCAACTCCTGCGAGTACTGGGTCACCTGCTCTGGGGTGGTCGCTCGCTGGATCTGACCCCATAGCTGGTCCGCGTACGTCTTGAGGAAGTTGATCTGGGCCTGAGTGTCCGGGGCGCCCTCGGGCGTGACCATGCCCTCCAGGGTCAGCTCGCGGATGGACTTCTGGTACGAGGCGTAGACGTTGTCGATCGCCTTCGCGATCTGCTGGAAGAACTCCTGCACCGCCTTCTGGCGTTGAAGCAGCGCGTCGCCCCACTCCTTCGCCGCCGCGACCTGATCGGGACCGATCAGCATGGTCATCGTCTCGCCCATCGCGTACAGCGAGACGTCGGCCTGCGCCAGCGCATCCGCGAACGACTGGGTGTTCTGAGCCCGCGCCTGATCCAGCGCGCCGCCGCCGAACTGGAACCCCGGACCGCCGTAGAGCGAAGCCGTCGTCGGCACCCACTCCTCGAAGCCCTTGAACGCCGACAGGGCATCGAACAGCTTGTTCAGTGTCTCGATGGCCTCCTTCGGCTCGATGTCGCGGATGCGATCCCAGATCTGAGCGAACCGTTCCGCATCGAGGCCCAGCTCCTCGAACCCGCGGGCCAGCGGCTCCTTGAAGGTGTCGATGATCTGCTGCGGCAGCGTGTTGTTGACCCAGTTCTGGAAGTCCGACATCCACTGTTCGCGGGCAGCGCGACGAGCTGCACCGGGACCTTCCAGCGGATTGCCGATCTCGCCGCCCTCCCCCTGCTGGCGCCACCGGTCGGCTGCTCCGGCCCACCTCGCCCATTGGCCCCAACCGGTGGCCGCGCCGACCAGATAGTGGAGGAACGAAGCGCCGATGTTCTTCCACTGCGTCATCGTCGGGCCGTAGCTCTCGGCGGTGATGCCCGCGACGACGCCGTCGTAGATGTTTTTCGGAAATTTCAGTAGCAGGCTGATGTACTGGTTCTGCGTGTCCTCCAGGGTCTCCGTCATCTGCCGGATCATGTCGTGCTGCTGCTGCGCGGAGACGTTGAGGAAATTCCGCTCCATGCCCTCGAACGGGCGGACGTAGGGCACGCCGCCCTCGATGCCGTAGGCGGCGTAGGGCTGCTGAGCCTTCGCCTTCGCCTGACCGAGGACGCCGACAATCGCTCCGGCGATGACACCGATGGCGGCGCCGATGATCGTCCCGAGGCCGGGGAACAGAGAACCGATCGTCGCGCCGGTCACGCCAAAGCTCAGGATCGTCCCGACGACCGATGGCGCCTTTCCCTTCTGCGCGTCAGCGAAGATCTGAAGCGTCCGCCCAACGGTCCCCACAAGGGCGCTGATCGTCGTCATGATGGCCTGTTGTTGACTCAGCGCCCCTTGGGACCGCACCTTGAACTCGGCATCCGTCTCGCCGGCTCGCTG